CCTGATGACTTTCTGCAAGCCCTTGAAAGAGCTGAAATAAAACCCACCCGGGCCGCTATCTATAAGCACTTCGGGGGGGATGTTACGGCGATCACCCTTGCCAAAAAGACCGACAAAGCCCTAAGGAAAGCCAAAGAGGCTAGAGATATCGCGTGGGCCGCGTTGACTCCTCAGCAACTAAAGAACCTAAACGTGTCACTTGAGGAGGAGAGAGAAGCCCTTAGAATCCAGACGGAGGAGGATATCGCCAAGCTTGAAGCCAAGCTTAAAGCGGCCAAAGCTAAACTGGAGGCATAGCGACGCCCTGAGGGGGTCTAGGGATGATGTTCATCCCTAGGCTCCCCTTGTTTTTTTTTATCTTTATTTTTTTATTTTTTGTAACCATCCAAGACCGTGAGCCAAAGGCAGGCAAGCGGAACGCAGGCTCTACACTTCAAGAGTCTAGCTTCTTAACGTCACTCACCACGATGGCGTTATCCAGAGGATCTTTAGAGTAGGTAGATAGTAGGTCTGATATTTCCTCCATAGTCTCAGCTCTAGACTTGGGAAGCGGGCCATCGGATACAGAGACATTTTTATTCTCTGTGAACATTCCGTTCTCAACTCCGATTAATTTAAGCGCTTGGATGCGCGATGCCGCCGGGGTATCGAGTGAGTCAACCTCGGACCACAGGCGATTGATCACAGCTTTCTTCACAGCTATAGAATCGCGGGCTCTGAGTCTCTCAGCCCTCTCTAGTTCTTTCTCTATTGCAGCGGTGATGTCGGGGTGATTCCTTAGCTTGCTCGCCTCCGTTCTAATCGTATGCGGGTTCATATTCTCAGTGCTGTATGCAATTTTATAAGCATCGCTATACGACCTACACTCTGGATCCATAAGCGCTTTTACAAAGCTGGACTGTTTATCACTCAGTCCTTCTTTACGTTTACCCATTATTTATTCTCCAACACTATCCAAAATAAGACTCACCCCTATCACTATATAATTATTCCTGAGGAGTAACCTGTCAATCGCGGGGGGTGAGCGTTGCAAGTGGTCGGTGGATCCTATCGGTGGGGACCGAGAAAGATCCATGTAGTAAATCAGGCAATGCCTACGTGACTGTGGAGCTATCCCAAACTAACTCTCGGAATTCTAGAACTCGCGAGGGCCAAGGGCTTTGAAGCAGGCAAGTCAGGCACCATCTCTGGTTTCGCTACGCCGCGCACTACTCCTGCGCGCATCGTGGGCTAGTACCTACGACCGATCACTTGCAACCATCTTGTGCTGGATGTGTCAGTTAATCCAAAGGCAGGCAGTGCCTGTAAAATATTTTATTTAAACCCAAACAGGAGAAAGAAATGTCCAGACACAAAAATATAGACCTGAGTCAATACGGCAAAGTGGTTCTCAATAGGGGGTACGGAGGCTTCGGTATCTCAGATAAAGCCATAGAGCATATGTATGAGGGCTACGGAGTGGAAGACCCTCTCGTAAAGGCGAGATGGAGGGAGACTTTTAACTACCTACGCCACTCAGACAAAGACTTGATGGTTGTCCGAGCCAGCCCGCTATTGGTTAAAGCCGTGGAGGAATTGGGCGAGGAATCTTGGGGCCGGCATGCAAAGCTAGAGATCATCGACGTGCCCGGGGATGTCATCAATAGGTGTTACATAGACGAGCATGATGGCTACGAGGTAGTCAGGGAGAAGCACAGAATATTCCCTGAGTACAAACAAGTCACGGAAGACAGCGCTAAAGAAATAAAGAGCCAGACTATGGGGGCTACGCCAGGGTGGGTAGACTTTACCCCATAGATAAGATACAATAGTAGACACTTAACATAAACAACAAACGGAGACCTAATAAGATGAGCAAAAACAGGCAAGTGAGACTGACCCAGTCTCAGATCATGCAAACCATAGACAACAAAGTAGAGAGTCAGTTGATGGGTAACCGCAATTCGTTACTCATCCTCGGCCCTCCCGGCTTCGGGAAGTCTGCCCTCGTAGAGACAGACTACCCAGAGTGGAAAGAGGGAAGGGGTTCTCGGGCTTTGGGCATGGATGAATGTACCGTAGGTGTGTTCAACATATGTCTAGCCAACAACG